GTTAGTTCTGCTATCGGAATTCTCGATCTCAACCTTCGGAACTCGGCAGCGTCTGCTAATTCGACTCAAGGCGTTGCAGGTTAGCTTTTTTCTTTACCAAAATCTGGAGCAAACAGGTGAGTGATACACAGCAGCAAGTGAACGTTTGTGCATTGATGACCGCAGGACGGTACGAGAACACATGGTGCAGGAACAATATGGAGCATAGCTTTCGCAAGCTAGGAATTCCGTTGATCGTTTCCGGCGGTGTGTACTACGGCCAGTGCATGCAGATCATGATGGAAGACGCAATCAAAGCAGGTGTCGAGTACATCTTAACGGTCGATGGAGATTCAGTCTTCACAGCAGAGCAACTGCAAAGATTAATCAGCATTGCGGTTCAAGAAAAAGACACTATCGACGCACTTTGTGCAATGCAGGTGCGACGAGGAAAGAAGTCGATTCTCGGCACGCTCGAAGGCCATACTTCGGCAACATGGAACGGTTACCCGCTACGGCTCGATACTGCCCACTTTGGTTTGACAATTATCAACGCTAAAAAACTTTCGGAAGTTCCAAAACCTTGGTTCTTCTGCCAGCCAAGTTCAACAGGCGGCTGGGACGACGACAAAATCGATTCGGACGTTTGGTTCTGGTGTCAATGGAAAAAGGCTGGACGAACGCTTTACATGGACCCAGGTTGCCGAATCGGCCACTTGGAGGAGATGGTGGCGATTCACGAGGAAGACATGAGCATCACCCACATGTACCCGGCGGAATGGGTGGAAAGGATACAGAGACAAAATGCGAACGATAAGACTGCTGAAGCACTGGAAGCGGTTTCCGATAGGGCGGGAAGTGACGTTAAATGATGGGGTTGCTAATCTACTGGTTGAACGTTGTAGGATTGCTGAATATGTTGTCGATGAATCAACAATTGTTTCCGGAAATCGTGACTCGTCCAACCGTGGAGCCAGTGACGCTATTCGAAGCGAAAAAGCAACTGGAAATGTCGCTGACCGACGACGCACACGATGACCACCTGACCGACTTGATTAAGCAATGTAGGGAACAGTTCGAAGATGACACCGACACTGCATTGCTAACGCAAACCTGGAAGGTTCAATGCCAAAACTTTGGCGACAAGATCACACTTCCAAAACGACCAGTGCAATCGATTACATCGGTGAAGTATTACGACGGTGCCAACGTTCAGCAAACGCTTTCATCGGCGTTGTACCAACTGCACAAGCCACTCCGGCAGATTCGGCTAGCCTACCAAGCGACAACGCCAGCAACAGCAGCTCGCTGGGACGCTTGGGAAATTACCTACGTTTGCGGATATGGTTCGGATGATACCAACGTTCCAGGCGTAGCAAAGCGGGCTATCCTGCAACTGATCGGGTACTACTTCGACGCCAACCGAGGCGACAACGACAGATCGACCGACTTAGGCAACTACGAGAAGCTTGTCTTGCGATACATGAGGGCTAGCTACCCATGAGTAAAACCAAAGTCGGAGCGATGCGGCATCGCGTTCACATTCAAGAGCCAATCGAAGCACAAGACGACACTGGGCAACCAATCGTAACTTGGCAGACAGTTCTTGAGAACGAACCTGCCGACTTCATGCCGACAGGTGGCATGGAATCGATGAGAGGCCGACAACTGGAAGCTGGCACAAAGGCGATCTTTCGAGTTCGGTACAAGCCTGTCTACACGACACAAATGCGGGTGCTATTCGACGATGTTGGCTACGGAATCACCTACATAAACAAGGTTGACGGACTTCGAAAGTTTATCGAACTGGTGGCAGCAACATGACACTATCAATTCAAATCGAATTCAACGAAGCAACGCTTGCAAAGATCATGCAGATTCCACTATTGATGCGACTTGGGCCAAGCGAGCGAGTTTTGAAGGCGATGAGTAAGCCTATTATTGAGAAGGCGAAAGCGATCGCTCCAAACTCGATCACTTCTGGCACACGCAAGAAGTGGGGCAAGAAGTACAAAGACAACGCTGCTTGGCAGATTAGTTCTGGCAAGCACATCAAAACAAAGTATCTAAAAAACGAACGCGGCGGAGTGCTGATCGTCGGTGGCGATCACCCGAAAGCCAACAAGCTGAACTTCGAAGCTGGCACGCAACGCAAAGTATTTTACTGGGGCGTTGACAGCGGCAAGATCAAGAGAATCGCACCATCAGAACGATTCATGCAGCGAGCGTTCGACGAAACAAAAGCGGCGCAACAGTCAGCAGGCTACGCACAACTGGAAAAAGAAATTAAGGAGTTGAAAATTGGCTAAAAACTTACGACTCACCGACACGGTAACAATTGCCAGTTCGGGCACTGTCTCTACTTCGCTGACCCTTGAAAACAGTCGAGTTCCTGTTGCTGTGACAACTCCAGCAGCGTTGACTGGTACCGCTTTTACGTTCAACGCTTCAGCAGACGGAACAACCTTTCGTCCTTTGTACTACGAATCGACGTTGTACTCGGTGACGGTTTCCACATCTCGGCACATCGGTCTGAATCGATTGGCTTTTGAGGGCGTCAAATATCTTCAAGTTGTTAGCGGAACTGCTGAAACTGCCACTCGAACTATTGGAGTAATCAGCGGCGAATAATGGCAAGCGACGTAGGCAAAGCACTCAGGTCAAAACTGCTTAGCTACACATCGGTGTCTAACTTAGTTGGACAACGCATGTACCCTGACGCTTTGCTTCAAAACGCCACGCTACCTGCAATCGTCTACTACAAGATTTCGACACTACGCGAACACACAACCGGCGATGTTACCAGACTCGCCCACGCACGATTCCAGCTTGATTGCTACGGTACATCGCGGGAGTCAGCCAACGACATTTCGCACGCGATCCGAACCAGCGGCATTTGTGCGTACCAAGGTATCACACTCAACATCTATTTTTGCGGGACAGAGATAGACAGCGGCGATTCTTACGAGAGCGGTCCACCAACGGACGGCAATCAGGAGCATCGGTACATTACCAGTTTCGATTTGTTAGTTCACTATTGGGAGGCGACATAACATGCCAGCATTAACAGTTCCAGTCACAGGTAACGGCGCGACGATTTCAGGTCTTGGAATCACAACGTTCCTAACTTCGATCAGTTCCCTAAAAATTCAGCAAACTCCGCTCGACGTTACTGTTCTTTCAACAACCGGATTTAAGCGGATGCGACCTGGCGACTTACGAGACCTGCCAGAAGTAACGGTAGAGTTTTATTGGCTCGGTGCTGCGGTGCCAACATCGACCACGATGATTCCAACGTCTGAGCCATACGCTGGAACAACCTTTACTATCACTTATCCAGGTGCAGGTTCATTCGCAGGAACTGCACACGTTAAGAGCGTTGATTTCCCTGCACCAAAGAACGGCGAAGTTATGAAAGGATCGATGACGATTCAGTATGACGGAGTTACAGGTCCAACATTCACGGCGGCATAGCATGACAACTGAACTTAAGCCATTCATTGGCATGGGCGTTGACGGTAAAGAAGTAGAGCACGATCAGTGGTTTGTCACTGTAGATGGCGTGAATCTGGGCCTGCTTTGCAAGGCACCAGACTCACGCATCATGCCACTACTCGAAGGCAACAAACTAAGCGATGAGCAATGGTTGCCAATCGTTGCCGACTGTTCGACGTTAGCCGGACACGTTGTCAATCCACCTTTCCATTTTCACGTTCCTCCTACCGAGGAACTTTTAGCAGACGAAGACGAGGACGAAGAAGAAGATGACGAACAAGAAGCTAATTGACAAAGACTCGCTGGCCGATGTGCTATCGCAACCAGTCCAAGAGGTTGTCGTTGAGTTCGAGGGCAAGCTGTTTCGTTTGCGAGAGCTAACGGAAGATCAGGCCGTAGCCTATGAACTCGAATTGCAAGACAAGAAGGGCAAGTTCGACGTTAAGAAGATGCGCCGAGCTATGATCGCCCATTCTTGGATCGGTGTTGATGGCGAACGACTGATCGACGACTCCGACAAGCTAAAGACCATGCGTCGAAGCTTGGCAGGTTACTTGTTCGAAGAGTGCCAGAAGCTAAACAGGTACGAACCTGGAGAGCTTGAGGGCTTAGTAAAAAACTTCGACGAAGCCGGAAGCTCCGAATAGCTTACCGGCTGGCCTTGCAGTGGGGGATCGCTGACGTTGACCAATGGCTATCGACACTACCAAAAGGAACGCTGGATAAGTGGCTTGCTTTCGATGCTGTCGAGCCTATTGGCGAACAGCGATTGCAACACGCGGAGCTATTGGCAGTTTTGTACAGGCTTACAGCGGTCACACTGGCAGCGAATGGGCAGGGAATGGACCCAATCCAGATTGAGGGCTACATGCCTTCGCGGTACGAACCGGAAACCAAGCCAAAGAAACCGAAAGCGTCAGAAGCGATTCTCCAAGTTGCATCGATGTTTGGATTTACAGAAGTAGTAAAACAGCATGGCCGGATCGATTAACCTAGCTAACGTAGCAATCGGCTTTGACGCCTCGAAGATAACGAGAGGCGTCGATTTGTCGGCTGGTGAGATGCGCAGGTTGAACGGAATCATCAAAGAGTCCATTTCGCCAATGGATCGCTACAACGCTGATTTGACAGTTTTAGAGAAGGCACACAAGGCAGGTGCCGTTAGTGCTGACAGGATGAAGCAGGCTGTCGCAAGCTTGCAAGAGAAGTACAAGCAGGACGTAAGTTCGTCTAGCACCAACTCAATGGCCACTGATTTGAAATCGACGCTGGCACAATACGCTGGAATGGCGGCAGCGTTCCAGGGGATTAAGAAAAGCCTTTCTTTGGCAGCAACAGCGGAATCGAACAAGATTTCTTTGGAAGTGCTTACTGGTTCTGCACAAAAGGCACAGATGCTGTTTGATGGCTTCATTGAACTAGATCGCAGCTCACCGCTATCACGTTCAGACTTTGCACGCGCATCCCAGACTTTACTTGGCTACGGGTACGCGGCAGAATCAACACTACCAACCTTGAAAGCACTTTCGGAAGTTTCCGTTGGCAACGCAGATCGCTTTCAATCGCTCTCGCTGGCGTTTGGACAGGTAACGGCCAACGGTCGCTTGATGGGTCAAGAAGTCTTGCAGATGGTCAATGCGGGCTTCAACCCGTTGCAGGAGATAAGCCGCACCACTGGGCGAAGCATGATCGAACTGAAGAAGGCTATGGAAGATGGTGCTATTTCGTCAAGCATGGTCGAGGATGCTTTCAAGTCGGCTACTAGTGAAGGCGGTCGATTCTTCGAGATGAATGAACGCCTTAAGAATTCTGCGGCTGGTCAGTTTGCAAAGATGCAGTCTGACGTTGAGATGTTGGCGACTGAGATTGGCACCAATTTGCTTCCAGCTGCTAAAGCATTTATGGATTTGCTTACGTCTGGATCTAACGCATCTGGAGAAAAAGGAATGGCAGCGAGATTTGCGGAGACATTTAGCATCGGTGCAGAGGGCTTGTTGTATGCAGTCACGCTTCAGCAAGACAAGTTTGACGCGATGATGGAACGGCTGATTGATCAAAATACGAAAGCCGAAATGGAAGCGGGACTGCTTCACAAACAAACTCCAGAGGAAAGAGAAAGAGTCGCTGCAAATATAGCCAAGCGTGCAGCGGATGAAAGAAAGGAACTTGAAGCGATTGCACAAAGAGAAAAACAAGCGGCAGATTTAAAGGCTACGCAAGAAAAGGAATCGATAGCACGGGCAAAACAGGAAGAAAACGAACGCAAAAAACGTGTTCAAGACATGATTCGAGACGCTGAAAAACTTAAAGAAGCAACTGCAACACCTTTAGAAAAATACAAAGCCGAAATCGACAAGTTGCAAAACATGATCGACAGCGGAGCAATCGACCAGCAGACATTTGATCGCGGCGAAAAGCAAATGCGAGAAAAGTTTCAAAAAGACACTGCACCAGACAAAAACGGCATTGAACTAGCAATCGCTCCAACTCTTCGGGCTGGCAGTGTGGAAGCGTACAGAATGATGAACGACCAGAAAAGCCAAGACATGGAAATTGCGCTACGACAAGAGGAATTGCAGATACAGCAAATTGACATCAACAAACAGCAACTCGAAGCAATCAAAGAGATTCAGCCAATCGGGAGGGCACGTTAAATGGCAAGTCAGATCATTGAATCAAGCGAACTTCGAGACGGAAGCGGTAACGTCAAGGCTGGAAAGCTTCAAACGCTTATCTTCACCAGCAAGTACAAGTACATCGTACTTGCCGACAGCAAAGACGTTACCCGCGAAGAGATCCTATTGCTGACTCCTGGCTTGCCGATCATTAACTTGGTTTACGGACCAACCAACCAAAAGTGCATGAGCAAGTCTGCACAACGCATGGCAGGTCACGCCCTACACTGGGAAGTTATTGCCGAGTTTGAATCAGGCCAAGAAGATCAGAAGCAATCACCAGACAATCCAGACTCGCCAGACCCAGTAACATGGATTCCGCTTTTCAAGATCGACTCGTTTGAAACGAAACAACGAGTGCTGTACGAAGACTTCGACGATCCACCAAAGAAGATTATCAACTACGCAGGCCAGCCTTTTGCGGAACCACTAACGCGAACGGTCACGATCTGTTCTTTCTCGCTTGTGCAGTTCGAAGATGCTTCGCAAGACATCAATTCGATTATGGATCGAAACGACACTGTAAACGAAGACACGTTCCGAGGCCGTGAACCTAAAACATGCAAGTTAAACGTGACTGGTGCCGAACTTGGCTACTTCGGATTCTTTCCCGCTTGGCGAATCAGCTACAAAGTGACCTATGACCCAGACACCTGGGAGACTGAATTGTTGCAAGTAGGCAGCGTATTCAAAGACGTTGCAGACGGTAACAAGATCAAGCCATACTTGGACCAGACAAACTCGCATCGCATTAACGGCAAGCTAAAGGCGGATGGTGACAAACTTGGATACTTGGCAGACCCGCTTACAACCAAGTTCCTAACTTACAAACAAATCAGCTTCGATTTCATCAGGTCGTAAAATGGCAAAAGACGAAGACTTAGTAGCCTTTAGCCGACCAGACGCCGACGAAATCATTCGTAAGGTGCTTGGTTCTAACTTTGTTGGCGACGGACAAAACCGAACAACTGACGATACTTCGTTATTGATTGCGTACACAACTGGAGGAGCTACAGCACGAAGCGGGACAACATTAGGAACTGGCACCGCTTCCAAAGTCTACACAGCCGACAGCGGATCAACCAGAACCATTTCAACATCATCCGACACTGTGACGTTCTACAACTTGGCAGCTACTGCCGTCGGAACAAACAAGTATATCAAGCTGATTCGTAGCGGCATGACTTGGTACATCTTCTGGGAGGAGTGCTAAGTGGTCGAACGAAAGCACATGCAAAGCTGCTGCTGCAAAGGTTGCGAACTTGGCGACGACGACTTTAACCGCGCAGACGCTAACCCGCCAACTGGCTCCTGGTACGAGATAAGCGGCAATTGGGCGATCAGTGGGAACAAACTGATCGACAATGGCGGTGCAGGCAAGCTGGCAACAACAATTTGCCACCCAGTATTGTACGATAAAGGAAGCTGGCGAGCTGACTTCGATTTAGTCGAGTGCAGAACACGCAGCACGTTTGTTGTCGGTGCAGGCGATCCAGGCACATCTCTCTATCGAGTCACGTTTGCTTTTGCTGGCATGGACACAGGAACGGCTACGATCACAGTTACCATCGAAGGAGACGAAACTGTATCCGCAGTTTACAATTGGCCTGGAGGATACAGCTCGGCAGACACGGTATCGGTGTTTGTGTGTTTCGAACCAGGCGGCGCATTACGGGCAATGGTGAAATCGGGCGGCTTTACTCCCATCTATGCGTCTGTTGGAAGTGCTGCTGGTGATAACTGCTATGTGGTTTCCAGTACCAACGTCGGCGGGTTCTTTTTTGTCCGAGGTGCGTTCGACAACTGGGCATACGAAGCGACAGCAATTGATAATATGGACTGTCCTGCTTGTGGTTGCTTGTGTCTTAAAGCGTACTATCCAGACAACAAGTACGAGCCTTTGGAATACAGTTGTTTCCCAGAAAACCTAAAGGCAATTTTTCAGCTAGTTACCGCGCCGATTCCCGGCCTGACTTGCTACATCGACGATTTCGAAGTCGATCTAGCACAATTCGATTTCGGTCGCAACACCTGGAAGTCAGGAATACAAACAGTCTGCCCCGGTATAACGTGGGATTTAACAGCAAGATGCGTTTACTACCAAGACCCAGACACAGGATTAACTTGGCGAACACTAACGCTAGAAATAAACCGAATCGATGGCGCGTCTATCCTCACAATGTTTTATTGGACGGACTTGAATACGACAATTGGCGACACCACATCAGTCAAGTGGCCTGATTTCGATTTATCAACCTGCGAACCGCTTTCGCTAGTCTACAAGTCAGTGGTGCCATACGTTACGGCAACCAGTTGTTACCCTTCCGGCGGTTGGAGGGCGTTTTGTTGCGATCCGGATTTGTGCGGCGTTCCTGCTCCTGAAATTAAATGGCACGTTACGGTAGTACCAGCATGACAGTAACCAAATGCGAATGCACGCTAGCGGGCCATTGCAAGCGACACAACGTCAGCAAGACCAAGCATCTGATTAAGCTGTGCCAAGAGCGTCCTGAGTTCTTCCACGCATGGGAAAACGGAACTGGACCAGGGCAACAATGGAGCCAATCCGACAAAGACGCACGAAGCAACATTGACGCGACTAGGGTAATGATTAACAGCGAACTTGCCGAAGCTGGCCGTAAGTGCTGGGACGCTTTATTTTCTGGAGTCTTTACGCTTGCCGACTTGGAAGCATGGGAACTTACAATCCCTAAGTTTGGTTGTGATTGCAATTCGTTCTACAAAGAGTGGAAGGCGACAAATCCAGTTTGTTTCGATGGTTTTGGCGATGTTGATTTCGAATGGAAGTATCGATTGAAACAAGCAGTCAATGAAAAGCTGGGACACAAGCAAGCCACCAGCAACGAAGCACGCGACGAACGAATGACAGTTGAACGAGTTTCCGCGTACTGGCACTCAATTGGCAAACTGCCACCACTACAGAGCTATCTTCGCGCAGTCGAATGGCATTATCAATCTATCACACCAACAAAGCCTCGTTGTGTGCTGGTTCTAGCTCCAGACGACTGGACAAAATCACAACTGGAAATAACCCGCAAAGGTTTCCAGCAATATGCGGCCAAGTGCGATGCGGATTACATCGAACTGACGCACGACGCTTTCCCATCGTGGCCAATGGCAAACAAGCTCATACAGATTCCGAACGTAACGACCCACTACGAACAGACCGTTTATTTCGACTGCGATATTGTGGTTAAGCCATCAATGCCAAATCTGTTCGAGCAAGTGCCTACCCACCACTACGCAGCACAAAACGAACTGCCAACAATTTTAAAGCTGAAGTGCGAAGGACATTATTTTCAGCATTTTCCAAACCTTTTGGCTGTCGATAAAGTGCCAAACGGCGGAGTGCTTGTTTTGCCACGCAACGCAGCAGCGTACACAGTTCCTAACGAGTCGATGGCCGAGGATTGGTGTGTGGATCAGTTCGTGCTTGCAAAGCAGCTACCCGCAGTTAACACGGTTTGGCTGGACGATCGCTACAACTGGGGCTGGATTCGCAAAGATTGGCAAGAAGGGTTGGACGATGCGTTTGCGATTCATCTTAACGGGGCAGTACCAGAAGATCGTATGAAATGGTTGCGAGAGTTGGCGGATCGATACTTTAGCGATTCAGCAACCGCTCAACCCTAGCTAAAGCAGCAGCAAGGCAAATGCAGACGCCAAGCTGATTACCCTGGTACGCAACCGCACAGCCAATCACGAAAACTACAGCACTAAGCAGCGAGCTTGAAACGTTAGCAGCAATTCCAAGTGCGGAAGTGTCTTTCTTACCAAGCAGGATCGCAATCTCTTCCAGTCGCTTTTCGGTCGCTTGTTGCGATGCCACCAAATCATCTATCGTTAATCGACTCATCTCACCCCCCCCACTAACCACAGAACCAAGTAAGCCAAACAAAACACCACCAGCAAAACAAAGCTGGCGGCTATACGTTTGAGGAAATTCTCAGCGTCCATTGTAGCACCTTGGAATTTTTCGTGGTTCAAAAATAACGCCGTGCGCCGCGCAGTACAACCACCAAAAAAACCTGCACTTTTGCGGGAATACAACACCCCTTGCGGGGGCATTTTCAACATCGGTATTCGCTTGGTTTCCAGCGTTTCTTTACCGGAAGCAGGATTTGAAACCCTGCACAACCCTGGTTGAACGCCCTCGGCGCAGTGCGCATCGCAGTACAAAAGGCGGCGCGCAGTGCGCAGTTTGTTTTAATCAGAGGGGTCGGAGAATAATTGTTCAACGAATCGAATCCATTACCGCTGCGATGAACTCCGCAGCGACTTGCGGGACGATCGCGTTTCCCAATCCACGTATCTGAGCCACTCGCCCGGATACCCCATGAGCCAACACACAAACACCGGGTTTAGTTGGCCTGGCTTTTCCGTCGCTGCATGGCAACCATTCAACGCCGTCCCAATGGCTTGATCCCGCAGGCAGGCTGCTCCGGTCCCTTTGCGGTTGACTCGGTTCGCATCGAACCCGCCCGCCGCTTCTGACGCTTTGGGCGTTGCCCAACCAGCTGCCATGTTTATCGTTGATGCTCGGTTCGCTCCGCTCTCTCGCTGCCAACCTTCCCCGTGGTCGATGCCCCTTGTCGCTGCGTTCGCGTCCGGCGTTGGCCATCCGGCCAACATCGCCACTTCGTTCAACGGTCGCGAGTTCTTGCAGTGTTGGTTGCTCTTGCCGTTCTTCCAATCGCGAGCCGCTGCGGTGGGCCACCCAGAACAGTCTTTGGCGGATGTGCGGCGCACCGACGCCCGCAGCGCACAAATCGGCAGCCCCGACCGCATAGCCCAATGCTTCCAGGTCAGTGCGTACATCGGACAACCAATTCCTTCCATCCTCTGACGCAACTTGCTCTCCAAAGATTGTTGCAGGGCGGCACTCGTGAATGAGACGCCGGAACTCCGGCCAAAGGTGTCGGTCGTCTTTGACTCCCTTTCGCTTGCCTGCGGCGCTGAATGGTTGGCAGGGGCAACTTCCGGTCCAAACGGTAGCATCATCTGGCCAACCGGCCATTTCGAGTGCGAGAGGCCATCCGCCGATACCGGCGAAGAAATGGCATTGGGTGAATCTGCTAACGTCATTGCCTGTTACGTCCTTGATTGAACGGTCATCTATGAAATCTATCTGCAACGGCAGGCACGATAACCAATGTGCTGCGTGCGGGTCGAACTCGTTCGCGTACACCGATCGTTGAACAATGTGTTGTTGCGGATTTGCCGGCATAGTCTTTTCTGATGGTTAAATCACTCGCGGCAAAACCGCAAAACACAAGCGTTACCATGACCTAGAACAACACGCCCTGGGTCAATCTCTCTTTGCTGATCTCGACATACTCCGGGTTCAACTCGATCCCGATGAATCGCCGTCCATTGTGCTTCGCCATCTTCGCGGTCGTTCCGCTCCCGCTAAACGGGTCTAGCACAATTTCACCTTCGTTTGACCAACTCTGTATGTGATCCCTTGCTAACGCTTCGGGAAAAATCGCTGGATGCTCAAACGCTATTTTGTCTTTGCTGCTGTGGTTGAATCCGTTGGCAAATTCCCACACGTTCCCGCGCACGCCGTATTCTTTGACCTTTGCACCCGTTCGCATCGCCCATGATTCTTCAAGCGTTCCATCTGCTTTCCGCTGTGTCGATGCTCCGAGGCTTTGGCCTCCGTAATTGTTCTTTTTGTCCGCGATGAGGTTGACCGTTTTCGGTGCGCCTTTGGCGAAAACGTACATGTACTCAAACGTCGGATAGTATCGCGTCGTCTCTGGGAACTTCGCGACACGCTGATAAATCATCGTGTCATGCTGCTTCAATCCAATGCGGCGAAAAAACGCTGCTTGTTCTGCCGATGTTCCGGTTTCGCTGCCGTCTATCGTGGCATCGTTGACCACCCAAACAATCACGCCTCCAGGCTTGAGGATTCGTTTCAACTGCCACGCAACGCCGTAGAAATCCCACGAATGCCCACCATACGTTCGCAAATCGTCGTATGGTGGCGATGTGACAACTAGGTCGATGCAATCTCTTGGAAACGATCCCATCACGTCGCAATTGTCGCCGCATATAATCTGGTCCAATGGCAACGCAGGCATGGTAACAATGTCATGCATCGGAGCACTCGATAACGTCGTTTGGTTTTGCAATGTTTTTCTCCTCGTGCCCGATGATGACAAGCGTTATGCGGATGGTTTGCGTGCGTTGATTCGACGAAAAAACGCTTCATCCTTCCGACCAAAATTCCGCCCTGGCCTACACAGCCAAATGTAATAACACTCCACAAACTCCAAAACTTCCTCGTCTTCAAATTGAATCCAGCTTATTTCATCCCCGTCTTCAATTGCGTGATGGTGTATCCACTTTGTTCCGCCTAATCGATGTGCTAAATCATTTGATTTTCCCACATACTCAATTCTTCCCTCGTTGTGCAGGAAATAGATGGCTGCAATACCCGGGATGTATATATCAAAAACGCTTCCGAACGGTGCAGGCGGATCTGGATACCGGGCTAACTCTGCGAACAATTCATGCTTTTGTAGTGGCCGCGAATCCACATAACAACGCGATGGACCCAAGCCCTCATTACTGTCTGTACTCATCTTCGAATCTCCTTTCGGGCTGGGTCATCGCCAGCGTTATGCCGATCAAGCGGTCAGCATGTAAATGACTCGTCTGTCCAATACTGGTGGCATCAGGTTGTAGCTCATTCGAAACATCGCGTCGTCGATCACGTAGAAAACCATCTCGCGTTCTTCGGTGATGATGCCAGCGTAAACCAACCACTCAAAATCCTCTGGACCGTACTCAACGAACCGTTCTTTGACGATGATTTCCTCTTTTGCAACCGCCTTGCCGTTGGGGAGCTTATACCGGCCAGATGGCTTGTCGCGTTCCATATGCGGGTTGGTTCGAACTCGAAATTCTGCAAACATCGATCCTGGTTTGTCGAACTGCCCACGGTCGAGCTTGGCTTTCACTGCTTCCCAATTTGCGGGATGACAAACTATTAACGGCATAACAATCCAATGCAACGAAGTTGCGGTTAAGGTTTACTCTCAATGGTGAATCAACGGGCCGCAACTCGTTGATTGGAAACGTTAGGTGGATTTCCAAAGATCATCGATAGACTTTTCGTCTTGGTCTATGTATCCATCGTACATGTATGACTGGTGTTCCTCTTTCGGCAATCCGTCTTCAAGAACTTCTCCAGCGGTCCAGCAATCCAAAGCAGCGTACTTGTGCATTCTCACTTTCCTTGGCGTTCTAATCAATTCTTCGGCTGTCTCGCAATCAACCGCGTTGTAGACACCGAAAACCAAGTATCCAGGGAAATCTATACCATGCTTCGGCCATCGAATTTCCAAACCGTCGCACGGACCTCCTTCAAGATACACGATGGCCACAGGCTCCAAATTCTTATCGTCTTCACTCATAAGACCACCTAACAAAAAAATGCACCGGAGTTGCCGTCCGGCTGTTTCCTCATTGACACTCACCGGCGGCAACCCGGTGATTTTGTCCGTTAAAGTTTTTGATCCGACAACTCAAAAGCCGTCGCCCAATCCGAAGCGGTCAACATTAAATAATGTTCCTCCGCAACACGATCACTGTGCCCGAACCACTCGCGGCAAGCATGGGACGCAAATTTATTGCCTGCATCGGTACGGGCTGAAGCTCGCAGATTGATCCAAAGCTTTTCCCAACCGTGAAGGTTCGCGTTCTTGATCGCGTCCAGCAACCAGCCGCGCCACGTTGTAGCCGCCGACGCCCGAGCTCTCACAAACACATAGCCAGTTTTGGTCGATAGGTTGTATTGGGTTTGCAGTTCATGGACCGCCCCGAGCATTGGGACAACGCGAGAACCTGTTTTGGTTGCTTTGGCGATCCGTAGCCGCCGGTTTTCGAAATCAATATCTTCCCAAGTCAACGCTAAGGCTTCATGCGGTATTCGAAGGCCGCAAAAACGAGCGAGGACGAAGATAGTTCTTATGTCTTGATGATCGCAACCCGCTAGAACATGCTGAGTAGTTTGGGGCGTTAGATAGAATTGTCGCTCCTTGTTCGTTGTCGCCTGGACGTTTACGCCTGCAAACGGATTCGACGTTAATAGCTTCGAGTCAACCGCCCAACCAAAGACCTGCCAAGTTCGTTCAATGACCTTCTTCGCGTGTGAGGAAGCATGGACAGCGGCGAAATCTCGTGCGAATTGTTTCGCATCTGCAACAGTTACCGTAGCCAGATCGATGTCACCGAGTTGGCTTATCGCATGTTTGCGAGCTGTTCCAAATCCCTTCAAGGTAGATTGCGAAAAGTCTGTACGGCTCGCAACGTAAGAATCCCAAGCCTTGCCGAGAGTCATTGCGACGGGTTTCGACCAATGGCAAAGCAACCCGAATTCCGAAAGCTTATCGAGTAGTTTTTGCTCGCATCGCATGAGCCAAGCAGAACTTCTCTCGTCGGGCTCCAGTCCGTTGCGGTTGCCGATCCGGATAGCTTCGATGCGGTCGCGAATAAACTCCGCTTGCGACTTCGTTACCCGCCCGAGATAGATCGACTGGCGATTTCCAGCCGTCGAAATGTAGCAGTACCAGCCGCCCCGCTTGTGCTTCGAAATGGTAGTCACGACAGCACCCCGAAAAACTTATCCACTTCGGCGCGGTGGAAAAGAATCTGCTTACCTACCAATTTTCCGCGAAGCTCGCCGCGTTCGCGCAGCCCGACAATCGTTCCCTCGCCAACGCCCATCGCATCGGCTAGTTCTTTGATTGTGTAAGCGATCTTGGAAGTGAATTTTACTTCGCTTAGCTTGTCGATGAGAACCGAAGCTAGTTCGTCAACTGGTGTTGTAACCATGTTTTGCCACCTGAGAAACGTTGAACTGGAATCGGGGTGGATACGTTCAGAACATTGACGGCTGTGGGGAAGTGTACTCGGCTGGCGAACGGAAGGCAAGCGGCAAATAATCAAACGATGTTTGTACTTTTTTCAAAGCGACAGCCCGCGACTTTTCTGGAGAATTCCTCACCTTTCAGTTTGGAACAGCAAGTGCAAGGACCAAAGGTGTCGAGCGATGCTTCAAATTGCGTAAAAGGAAAAGACTGGCCTGGAGGCTAACTAGATGGGAAACTTTGTGGAGGGTTTGGGAATGCTTTGGGATGTTTATGTGGTTGACTTTATTGAGGAGACTTGCGAGATGGTTCTAGAGTCTGTTTCGCTGGAAGAGGCGAAGGATTTTGAGTCTGTTTGGAAGGACCAGGATTCGCTAGTTGCTATTCTTCCTGGCAGCTTTTGCGTTCGTACTGTCTGACTTTGCAACTTCTTTCTGCTTTGCAAGTCGCGCTGATGGTCTGCCACCTTTAGAGGCTGGCAGCAGTCGGTTAAGTTTTATAAGCACATCTTCGCTTGTTTGCGAGATTGCTTTTGTAACGCAGTATTCATGGCATCCACGCACATTTTTGCGTTTACCAATCTCGGTAAAGCACCAAAGGCAAACGCCATCTGCAACCTTTTGGTCCCTGTCGGCAGTGCTGATCGGCTCGACCTTTGACGGGTAGAGGTTGAGCACATCGGAAACAGATGTGATTGCAAGCCGAATTCTTTCCAAGTCTGCCGTTTTGATTTGCGTGTATTCGCTCATTTTGCCCTCCTAAGAATAGTCGTCAAGAAAGTTTCTAGGAATTTTTTGAGTTCCGCAAGTCCTTACAGTCAAAAACTTTACGTTTGTTTCGAGGTGGCTTGTCGTCAATACTGTCTTGAATACTCTCTTGACGATAGTTTTGCCTGCCGATAATCTTTGGCGTATCAATCCGCATGGATGCTGTTTCATCACAAGAGGGGCGCATCATGCAAGTTGTTATCTACGTTCAGGAATTTGTCGAAATGCGCAAGGCTGCCTTAGATCGAATCACGAAATGCAAAAACGAAAACCTGTGCGTTGCTTGCATGGGTTCGTTGGAAGGTGAGAAGCGAGTCATTCGCGGCTGTCATTACCGATGCCAGCAAGCGACCTTGAAGGCAATCAAGGAAGGAAAGTTTACAGAAAAGGGACGAGTTCAGGCTGGCAAGTTTTTGCCTAAAAGCGGTGGACGACCTGTATCGAATCCAGTGTCGATGGAGGCCGCAAGCTAGTAGTTCTGCCTTCGGGATGGTTCCCCTCGTTCAAGTTCGATTCTTGAGACGGCATTGTATTCAGGGGTGGGTACGTTTTGGACGTTGGCAGCGTTGCTAGCGAATTGGAAGTCTAACAATTAAAGGTGCTGACCAAGAATTGGTCACGGAGGCACCGAGAAGGATTGATCTTTATGAAAACGATTATTGTCGATGGAGTTGAGTTTGTAGAGAAAGCAACTTATCCGAAGTGTGAGAGAGCCATTGTGTATGTTGATCGCGGTTGGATCTTTGCTGGTGATATTCGACGTGAGAATGGTCGAATCTACTTGACCCGCGCGGTTCATGTTTTTCGTTGGGAGTGCATTGGGTTCGATGGGATGGTTGCTGATCCCAAGTCGAGCAAGGTCACGTTAAAGGCTATGGATCGACCAGTTGAGATACCACAGTCGGCAGAAGTTTTTTGCATCCCCGTTGATTTAGACTGGGGCATCTAATGGAAACGACCATTAAGCCAATCTGCTACGGCTACGGCTACGGCAACGGCTACGGCACTGTTAGTAGTCTCGGATTAACAGGAGTGACAAACATATGAACACGATTGTTTCTTTGTCGCTCACCGAGGTAGCCAAAGACGACCTGCGACACGGTCAGCGGTATCTGTTAGTCGATGATTCGCATGCTCTTGTTGTGTGCGTTCGTAGCGTGGACGGTCGCAAGTTCGCAAAAGTCGAGATGTCGTACTTGGCAGCACGGGTGCAGATGAGTTTGGATATTATGCTGGATCACTTTACGACTGACTTGGCGAAGTTCTTTGAACTGCCTTCTGACAAGGAAGGTGCAGTATGAGAACTTGGAAAGTGACTGCATACACTGGCAAGAATCGTGACAAGCATCTTGGCCGCAGTTGGGTTAAGGCTGATACCGAGTCGCAAGCTGTTGAGCTTGGCAGACGGGCACTTCGAATGATTGGCGTACGAGGTAAGTTTCAGGTGTCTGCCTCTGAGTATTCGCCACTGAGGGATATGGATTTTCTGGGATACGTCCAGAAAGTTGCTGAGGTGGCACGATGAAAAACAATGACGACGAAACAGCGTTCCCTGTCGCTATCGGACAGACAGCGGCAGACATGAAAGGGCTAAGCATTCGAGATTACTTTGCTGGTCAAGTGCTAGTCGGACTCTATGCGACTGGGCACTTCAAAGCAATCGATGACACAAAACTTGCAAGGGTCGCTTACAAGCAAGCAAACGAAATGATGGAAGCCCGCAAGACACTGGGCTAAACAACACACGGACGCAACCAGCGGACGGAATCGACTAGACGATGGAGCGTCTAGGGCTGGCTTCATGGATGGGATTATTACAACGGATGGATTTTCTAAAAAGGATTTTTATATGGCGCTCGTACTTAGTCGCAAACCATTGGAACGTGTCTGGGTTGGAAACGATGTGTGCGTTGAAGTCGTTTCGATCAAAGGGAACAAAGTGAGACTGGCTTTTCACGTGCATCCATCGGTGCCGATCTTGAGAAGCGAAGTTAAGGAAGCTGACGAGAGAAAGGAACAGGGGAAGTGAGATATTACAAGATCGTCTACCGTCGCAAGATTTATAAAGGCAACGGAAGATTTATTCATAGCATGGTGACATCGTTCCAAACAAGTCGTGCGATTACATCGACCGAAGCAATGAACGACGCCTACACGAAAGCAGCTCGGCAAGTGTCGGACGATTGGAGCGTTGAGATACGCGAAGTGTGCAAGGCTGAGTTCCTGCAAATTATCCGCGACCATGACAACTTTGGTATTTGGATGTTGTCCACTGACGCTTACCAGGAAGAAAGGGACGACGCAAATGCCGACAGCTAAACATCCGAAATTGAAGGTCAAGCATTGCAAATTTATAAAACGCGATCAAGCGAAGATGATTTACGCAGCGGGTGCAAAGATCGACGACGACAGTTCCTTTGGATGCATATTGTCCAAAGGCAACGACAGTGACTTTGCCCCATCTCGCATGCCTCTACCTACAGGTGCCAGACCTGGCTCAATCGAGAAGATCGAATTGTACGCGGCTAGATTGTTACGTGGTGAAGAGTTGAATCACCCATGTGACGAACGGACTTCCGGAACCATCGACATGCACAACGCGATGATCGAGTTTGCGATGGCGGGACGCAAGGAACGAAAGGCAGAAAGCATTAAGGCGAAGAAGAAACGCAAAAAGCTATCTGCTTAACAGGCAAAACGGTTTTCGAGCGAGTTCGATTCTCGCTCTTGCCTTTGGGGTTTGTTTGTAGGTTTTGTTTTTAGGGGTTTGATTGTGTTGCATATCAACAAGGGAAAAAGGAATCGCGCGCGTCGCATTCTAATCTATGGCGAAAACGGAGTTGGAAAGTCCTCGCTTGCAGCGAAGTTTCCAAATCCTCTGTTTCTCAACATCGAAGATGGTATTGGCGATCTTGACGTTGACTCTACCGAAGTGATTCGGTCGATCACGGACTTTATGGGTTGCATGATTGGTGCCAGCGAAACGGATTACGAGACAATCGTTATCGATACGGTTGACTGGTTGGAGAAACTGATTTTTGCTGACGTAGCCCAAAAGGCAGGCAAGAAAACGATTGACGACATCGGGTTTGGCAAAGGCTACCAAGCAGTCGAACAGCAATGGAAGTCTTTGTTCGACGGTTTGTCCTATCTTTGGCAACAAGGAAGGCACATTGTCTTTACATGCCACGAGCAGATCGAGAAGTTTACGAATCCTGATGGCGACTCGTACAACTACTGGAAGCCTGCCCTCCATATCAAAGGCAGTGGTTGCGTTACCGAATGGTGCGATGAGGTGCTGTTCGTTCGGTATCGCACGCTGACGCGACAGATGGATGAGGGATTTGGCAACAAGCGATCCATTGCCATCGGTGGCAAAGAGCGAGTCATCGTCTGCAATAAGTCGGCAACCGTTGAAGCGAAGAACCGTCTTGGGATGGTGGATGAGATTTCCAGCTTCGCAGACTTGCAAAAGTATTTGCCAATCGTTTCGAAGCAAGCGGTTGCAGTTCCTGCACCAACGCAAGAAAAGCCAACTGGCAACATTGCAGGCGTCGTCAAGAACGGAACAAGTAAAGGCGAAGCCTTCGCGGTTGCTGAGCCTGTCGATTTGAGTGATTCCCCCTTTTAGTTTTGGAGTTTAGAGATGGCAAATTTATCTGGATTTGATGCAAGCAAAGTGGAGCCGAACGATTACGGAGTTATTCCTCCTGGTGATTACGAGGCTTGCATTGTCAACAGCGAAATGAAAGCGACGAAGGACGGAACCGGCCAATATTTGAATCTGGAGATTCAGATTGTCGGTGGGCAGTACCAGAATCGGAAGTTGTTCGAGAAGTTGAACCTTGTCAACAAGAACGACCAAGCGGTGACTATCGCCAAAGGAACCTTGTCGGCAATCTGTCGGGCGGTGAACGTCTTGACTCCGAACGATTCGAGTGAACTGCACAACAAGACTTTCCGCGTTGCTGTTGGCGTTCGAAAGAACGACTACAAGGGCGACATGGAAAACCATGTGAAGTCGTTCAAGCCTCGCTCGGCTGGTCCGGTTGTGGCGGCGGGCGTTTCTGTTCCTGAAACTACTAGCAAGGTACCTTGGTGATTTTATGGGATGGGAAGTATTTGTAGAACCGCAACATCGTGGAAGTGCCACAAAGTACGCGTCTGATACGGTGGTTATCAAGCATGAAAAATCTAGTGGTGGTTCAACTACATTGAGCGTTGCGTTTCGGATTGGAAGCGATGTAGTTTCTGCCATGCGATGGCAGGCGGGAGACAAAGTGACAACAGTTCGAAATGGTGACATCGTTGGAATAAAACGAGTGTCTACGAAAACTGCGATTGGCTGGACATTAACAAAGGCATCATCTGGAAAGAACCTGCGATTTAAGTGTTGCAGCAAAGAACTTTTGGAGTCGCTTCCTGTTGGTGTGATTACCAATCTTATTGTTGACGGTGACGTTCTCGTTCTTGGTGAAGTCAAGAAGGCTAAGTAAATGGATTTGCGATGGTATCAGCAAGAGGCTGTCGAGGCTGTCTACAACCACCTTTGCACGCAAGCAGGCAATCCGATTGTTTGCTTGCCGACAGGTAGCGGCAAGAGCCTCGTAATTGCAGAACTAGCACGACGCGCCATCACGGACTTTGGCGGTCGTGTCCTGGTTCTACAGCATCGAAAGGAGTTGATTTCGCAGAACGCTGACAAGGTTCGCAAACTTATCTCGATTCCTGTCGGGGAATACTCGGCAGGACTTCGGCGGTATGCAACCAAAGAGGACATCGTCCTTTGCGGTATCCAGAGCGTTTACAACAAGGCGAGCTTGTTCGACGTTCGAAACCTGATTTTGATTGACGAAGCCCATTTGTGTTCACCATCGGATGAATCGATGTACCAAACCTTTTTGAGTGATATGAGAACAATCAATCCGACGATTCGATTCGTTGGATTGACTGCAACCCCATACCGAACGGGTGAAGGTGCATTGTGCAAGGCTGATGGAGTGTTTCAGAAGTTGGTCTACAACGCACCAATCAAGCAACTCATGGAAGAGGGGTTTTTGTGCAGGGTGACAAACAAGCCAGCAGTTCACGAGGTAAACACTTCGTCGCTTCACATGAGGTATGGGGAGTTTATTACCAAGGAAGTCGATGCGTTGTTTGGTGGGATGGCGACAGCGGAAGCATGCAAGGAAGTTCTTCAGGCTTGCGTTGGCCGTCATTCGATCATGGTGTTCTGTTCTTCGGTCAAGCATGCGGAAGGTGTTGTCTCGACGCTTCGCACGCTGACCGACGACAGGGTTGAAATGGTTGAAGGTGGCACGACACCTTTGGAACGTGCTTCGATACTTGCGGGGTTCGTGTCCCAGTCGATTCGAATACTTGTGAACGTCGATGTGCTGACAACTGGCTTTGATGCTCCTTGCGTCGACGCCATCGCGATCCTGCGAGCGACTGCATCGCCAGGATTGTTTGCTCAGATCGTTGGCCGGGGACTTCGCACATATGTTTCAAAGGCTGATTGCTTGGTTTTGGACTTTGGCGAAAACATCAAACGGCATGGTCCGATCGACGCAATTGACTTTGGCAAGCCGCGATCACAAAAGGGAGAATCGCTACCAGCCGACGACGAAGGCAAAGAATGTCCAAATTGCCAGCTAGTGGTACCAAGTCGAAAGCAGTCTTGCGAGTGCGGCTTTCGGTTCTCGGTTCGAGTGCCAACACACGAAGAAAAAGCAGACACAGTGGCGCAAATCATTAGCGAGCCTGAGACGTTTCAAGTCGCTACGGTTCGCTACTACAAGCACGAGAAGGAAGGCAAGACGCCGAGTTTGCGGGTGGATTACCACCTGACTGGAGAGGGCAACCTGGAGCCGATGATTTCGGAATGGGTTTGCTTGGAGCATTCAGGATTCGCACGAAAGAAAGCAGAGGGATGGTGGGGTGCGAGGTGCGAGCTGGAACCACCTACGAGCGTTGACGATGCGTTGCATGTCGCCAGTGTGATTGCTGTTCCTCGTTCGATTACGGCGGTTCGTGAAGGTAGGTTTTGGCGAATCACTGGGGCTGAGATTGAAGAGATACCAGATTCGAGTTTGTTGGTTGTTACTGAGGAAGAGGAGATGCCATTTTGATAATGCCTTGGGGTAAGCACAAAGGTATTCACATTCGCTCAGTTCCATTGAGCTACTTGGCCTGGCTGCTTGAATCAGGAAGTATTGATTCTTCATTTAGGGTTTGTTTGGCGGTTGAGATACGCAGAAGAATGAACGAAATATCACCAGAGCTCAACAGCAAAAGCTCCATAAGAAAAGACCTGTCCGAAATAGTCAGGAGGCTGTCAGTTGCGTGCCATCCTGATTTGGGCGGATCTCAAACCGCAATGAAAATAGTAAACGAATTGAGAGAGGCAGTAAATTGAAAAAACGAACTACAAAAACAAGCGACCGATTCGAATGGGATGAGTTTTTCCAAAATGCAAAATTCGAAGAAGTAATGGATTTGCAGTTCAGGGAGCGAAGGCGATGGATATCCTGTTTTTCTCCATGCAGAAGATGGTTTTTTTATCTTCTCAGGACATAGACATTGATACGGAAGGGACAGATGCAGGATTTGTCCGGTCGTTGATCGTCTCTATACAAGAGGACATTGATCAAATGATGAAAAAGCGAACTGGAGATGATCTCTGTTTAAAAACAATGCGAATTGCATCTTTGCTTATCGACAAAACCTTTCTTGAAAGCTTGTTGTGCGACATAACGGACGATTCTTTTCACGTCTGAAATCAAATAAAAAATCACGGAAGTTCAAATGATACCAACAGAATTGACCCAGCGGCGCCAGTGGATAACATGGAAGTACTTGTCAGACGGCGCCAAATTCCCAAACGGGAAAAGTAACGATCCAGACTCCTGGTGCCACTTTCACGAAATCGAAGAGTTCGACAAGATCGCGTTCGTGTTCTCCGAGAACGATCCGTATTGCGGAATTGATTTGGACGACTGCATTGTTGACGGTGAGGTTGTAGAGTGGGCCGAATCCATTCTTAGCAAGTTTCGCGGGGTTGCTTACGCTGAGTTTTCACCCAGCGGAACCGGAATCAAGTTGATAACTCGAGCTCGAAAGGCAGAAGGAAGCCGATGCAACAACAACAAAGGCGTTGAGTGCTATGACAATCGGCGGTTTTGGACAATCACTCGAGATCCTGTTCCAGGGTTCGAGTCGATTGGTGATGGGCAGAGCTCAGTCGATTGGTTGATTGAAACCCACCTGAAAAAAACACAGGAGGAACCAGCTACCACCACTCGAGCTTACGTTCGAGTCGAAGGGAACGGGCTTCGCAATCGAGCTCAGGACTACGTTGACAACTGCGACCAGGCGCACGAAGGCTCGAGGAATCAAGCTGCCTTCAGCATTGCCGGCCATCTTCGTTCGATAGTCGAGGATGGAAACAGGCTGAGCGATTCGGACGTTTTGGAGCTCGTTAGCGTTTGGAACAGTCGAAACGCGAATCCCCTGCCCGAAAGTGAAATCAAACGGGTGGTTGACTCGAGCGGGAAAAACGGAACACCACGGCAGGACAAGGAGCCGCAAATAATCGTTAGGGACGACAGCGACGTTGACTTGACGAACTTCATGCGGAACTTTCGTTGTGACGATTCGCCAACTGTCAACCAAACTCCTGTCGATCCAGGTCCGTTTCCAAAAGACTGCCTCGAGCCTCTTGGGTTTATTGGTGAAGTCGCACGGTACACGCTAGCTACTTCGGATGAACCGCAACCGATCCTGGCACTTGGCGGGGCGATGTGTTTGCTTTCGGCGTTGACGGGAAGGAAGATCCGAAACAAGCGAGACAACCGCACAAACATTTTCGTTCTGGCTCTGGCGCCGAGTGGAGCCGGCAAGGACAGACCGAGAAAAGTCAACATGGACATTCTTCGCAGGATTGGACATCCCGAATACATCGGCGCCAACTCGCTTGGAAGCGGGCACGGAATCGAGTCTCAGCTTAAGCTCCATCCAAGTAAGGTTTTCCACCTGGACGAGCTCGGGGACTTGCTGAAAGCGATCAAGAAAGAGCGAGGGGGCGGGCACAAGGAAGGAGTTCTCGAAAAGATCAAGATGCTGATGACGAGTTCTCATCAGCTCTATTCCAATTCAGCGACTTCCGAAAGCAAGTTCTTCTTCACTATCGATCAGCCTCACCTGGTTATCTTCGGAACAGCAACACCAGAAAAGTTCTGGAACAACCTTTCCACTGATTCTATCGAGGATGGTTTCATGGGTCGCGTCCTTCCTCTCGAGGTTGCTGGCTACAGCGACACACAAGAACCGGCCACAATGGAGATTCCTGAAAGGATTCTTGAGCAGGCTAAAGCGTGGGTGCAGTTTAGCGCGGGTGGCGGGAACCTGTCGAACGAGAATCCAGTTCCAGTTGTTTATGAAATGTCACCAGACGCAACCGACAGGCACAATAGCTACTGCCGAGAGATTGACCGAAAGATTCCAAAGGACGGGAGCCACAAGCCAACAGACGGGCTCTGGAAGCGAGCTCGAGGGCGAGCGGCTACTTTGGCGCTCTTGTTTGCTGGGTCACGTTGTGGGCCAAGTCAAAGCGGTACGATCGAACTTATTGATGTGAACCTTGCGATCAAGATCACCAACTGGATCACTAGAAGGACGATCTACAAAATATCGACGCAAGTTAGTGAAAACTTGTTCGAAGCCAATTGCAACAGGATGCTGGAACTGATAAAACGACATGGTGAGTGCGACCGCACGAAGCTATCTCAAATCGCACGTTGGCTCAAGCCAAAAGAACGCCGCGAAGTTCTCGAGCAACTCTTGGAGCACAATACAGTTATTCAGCTAGAAGAAAAAACAGGCACGAAAATTCGTGTGATTTTCAAGGCGAAATCGAATAACTGTAATAACTGAATAACTGTCATAGGGTGGGAGTACGCACGTAATGACCGAAGGAAAAGACACCCCCATACAGTTATTCAGTTATTACAGTTATTTAATTATATCAATGATTTATATGGTAATTACTACTGAGTACTACCTAGGAAACTGTCAATAACTGTAAAAAAGTGAGGCACCCCCCCCAAATGGCAAATAAGAAAGGCTACTATGGAACCGCTAGAATCCTTGACGCTGACAATACCAGGCAAGTTACCAACCTGGAACGCACTACTGGCGATGAATCGATTTCAAAGGGCAAAGGTCCGGCATTCGATACACCAGTTAGTATTCGAGTCCATTCGTACCGATGCCGTTTGTGTGACGTTGACGGAATTTCATCCAAGGCCCTTATCGATGGTTTGGTGCTTACCAACATCATTGCCGACGACTCAACGAAAGAAGTTGTCGAAGTCACCTACGCGCAAACGAAGGTTAAAAACAGGTCGGACGAAAAAGTCGTCGTGACGGTGGTTAGGGTTCGAACGTTAAAGGCGAACAAATGGCAACAATCGAAGACCTGAGAAAATACCAAGCAGAACTGAAATCCAAGTTTGGTTCTGATACCAACGTGGCTTATGCAAACGTAAGCATGACACAGCTATCGATTGCAAGGCATTACGGCAGTGCAAACATCCAAGGCAAACACTACATTTACAACCCAGTCGATGACTCGCTGATCCGTGAGGACGTGTCGAAGTGGGTGGCGAAGCGGAAGAAACGAAAGGAGTAATCATGGACAAGCAAGAATTTATCGAAGCCTTAGAAAAAAAGCTGGAGCCAGTGTTTAACTGCACTTCATGCGGGAAACCATTCACCCAGCACGACGGCATCATTCGAACGTGTGAAAAGTTACAGGGAGTGCAAGCGGAACTTGACGCTGTAAAATTGTGCCCTGCTGATTTTTTCGGCCAAGCGATTTCTTTGCAGTTGGCAATCAAAGAGATTAACAACGAGCTTACGGTGGATATTTGCAAGAACTGCCCACGGTTGGTGCTGATGGTTTTTTTCGACCTGGAACGGCAAGCGGAAGAGATCGTTGAGGCGATGAAGGCGAAGTCGTAACAAAAACCCTTTTGTTTTTGTTACGAAGAATCCCCCCATCACGAACGGAAATAAAGATGGACCAGATAGAAGAATGCAGAATGTACAACTTAAAAGAGGTTTGCAAGATACTTGGGCCTCATGCAAACACGATCGTAAAATGGTCGAAAGAGGGCAAGTTTCCTATTCCTAAAAAGACTGGAGTGAAAACTTATTGGTGGTTCGGCTGGCAGTTGCGAGAGTGGATTAAGGAACAACCACCCACAAGCACCCACAAGTGACGGAATCTTTACGCTGACGGAATCCCTAGCGTTGGTAGGGTTGTGCAAACAACTCGCTGCACAGGGGGATTACCGTGGGTATCAAGTCGGCTGGCAGATTGCACGCAGAGGAACTTTGCAAGAAGTATCCTGACCATTCGAACATCGGTTTAGCGAAAAAGCTGAGGGTAGATTATCCAGAATGCTTTTTCAGTGTCGAGCGTGCTAGAAGCATGGTTCGAGAAATTCGCGGCGTGAATGGCAAGCGAGATAGGAAGCTAGCCACACAGCCTAGGGCAAAAGGTAAGGCTGGGCAAGTTCCCAAGATGCCTCCTAGCTTGGCTGAGCCTTGGTTGCCATTCGATTTAGGAAGCGGGATTCGGGTGGGTTCTATATCGGATGTTCATATTCCATACCACCACGAAAGAGCACTTGAGGCTGCGGTTACTGATCTTAAGAAACGCAACCTGGATGTGCTGCTAATCAATGGGGATTTTTCGGATTTCTACCGTATTTCCCGCTGGCAAAAAGACCCGAAAAAACGAAAACTCAGCGAAGAACGAAAGCTAGTTATTGAAGGGTTGGCGTGGTTGCGGTATGAGTTTGGCAAGAAACGCATTGTCTACAAGCTTGGGAACCATGAAGAAAGATGGAACCATTTCATTTGGAACCAGTGTCCAGAGATTTACGACCTTCCCCAAATGCAGATTGAATCGCTGTTGGAGTTCGAGAAGTACGGGATTGAACTGGTTGAGGATCAGCGTCCAGTGTTGGCGGGCAAGTTGCCAATCTTCCACGGGCATGAATTGCCAAAAGGTTTAACTAACCCAGTGAACCAGGCGCGCGGGGCTTTTCTGCGAACGAACGATTCGACGTTGACAGCTCACGGCCATCAAACGTCTAGCCAGCCGCATCCAACATGGGACAAGAAAGAAGCGTTTTCTTGGTCGCAGGGATGCTTGTGCGAAATGCATCCGGCTTTTGCTCGGATAAATAAATGGAACCTTGGACACGCATTCATCGAAGTGTACCAAGATGGCAGCTACGACGTTTCGAACATGCGGATTACCGAAGGCGGAAAGGTTCGATCCTCATGATTCGCAAAGGCGACATCGTTCAGCTTTCATTCCGCGATCATGCCGAAGGTACGGACCATTTTGAGTTTACGACTTATGGACGAGTCATGTCGCAAACCAAGCTGGCAATCGTGGTTTGCTGCTGGCAGTACGCAGACACCAAGAAGCCAGTCTGCGCGGAAGATGCCAATGTGATTGTGCATACGATCTTGAAGTCAACGATCACCAAGATTCAGAAGTTGGTGCTGGCATGACACAACCACCCACAATCAGCCACAAGCAAGCGAGACAGCCGATTAGCCAGTAACCCCCAAAGGATAGTCTTACAGTCAACTGAGTATCCAGTATTCACTGCGGAGTAAATTCCATGCCACCGATTATCAAGACTCTCATCACCTCACGACGATTTTGGGCGGCTGCGGCGGTTATCGCTGTGCCAGTGTTGAATGAGAAGTTTGGCTGGGGGCTTTCAGAGGAAGTGTTTGTCACTTCTGCAATTGCTGTTGTCGGTTGGATTCTTGGTGAATCGCTGAGAAGTAGCGAACAGGTTTCGACCGTCAAGGTTGTTGAGGTTGTTCGCTCGAAAGACGATACCAATGTTACGGCGGCGTAAGTTGCTTCCCAGACTTGGCGCAGCAGCTTATGAAGTTGCCCGTCAATCATGGATCAAATCAAACGGTCGCGGTGACGATGCGCGATTGATTTTCGAGTCGAACGAGCGTCTGCAAAAGTTTTCACCGTTGACAATTTTGGCAATGCTTCAGTTTGCATTATGGCTTTGGGATCGATGGCACAAGAACGGCAACTACGAGCCTAGCGTTGTCATGGGTTCAGAAGAACTTCAATGGATCGGAAACGACGACGATGAGTGAGACAAAGCAAGTCAATTGGCTACCCTGGATCGCTGTTGCTGCACTTAGCCACATGCTTTGGACCACCGACCGTGCGCCAATTGATCCGGTTGTTCCAGTGCCTGTCTTGGCATCTCCAAGCAAGACACTTGACGCCTGCTATCTTGCAGACAGGTCAAGCAAGCTCGATGTTCTGAAATCAGTTGCGGCGATGGAGGAAGCCACGGACGAACAAAGGTTGAAGCAGTTCAACGACCTGAGTGCATCAAATCGAGTTAAGGACTTTCAGCCTTACATTGACATCGTTTCGGTCGCGTTGGTCGAAGATAGACTTGGCGAACTTATTTCCAAACTCCAAGCAAAGAAATAGTTTAGCAAATGAGCGAATCAGGTTATTTGATCGAGCAAGAGGATAAAGACTTCCTAGCTTCGTTGCCAGTGATGTCACTGGAATCAGCCTTATCCTACAACGGCTACCAAGAGATTCGCCTTGACCCTCGCAAGCTAATCCGGATCGAGAACCAGGCTTCTCAGGGATCGTGTGCTGGTCATTCGCTTTCGTCGATTCTCGAATGGTGCTACACGGTTGCAACTGGTGGCGAGATCATTCAGTACTCTCGTGCTATGGCCTATTACGAGGCACAACGCATCAGCGGCATTCGCGGCGACAGTGGAAGCACAATCTCGGCTGGAGTTAAGTTGGGAATGGGAACAGGGCTTTGCATCGAGGAGCTTTGGAAGTATCCAGCCAGATATGACAATTCAAGACCTGCGAACTATCAAGCAGTTTTAGACAACGCAAGCAAGCACAAAGTCGGATCAGCAACCAAGATCACCACCTACGAAAGCTATCGCGTTTTTCTTGGTGCTGGTTTGGGTGGTGTTCACAATGGCATTGCTTGGGGCAACGGAATGAACCGGGCAGTTGTCGAAAGCTTTTCCCCAGGAGGTGGAGGTCATGCCATAGCGGGTTTGTGCCTTAGTGAACGAACTGATACGCAGGGTCGCCCGTATGTGTGGATTGCCAACTCCTGGGGTTTGCAGTTTGGTTCGAGAGATGTTCTAGGTTGGCAAGAGTGGAGTCCTAACGCAATCAGCCAAATGCTGCGTCACCAATGGACTGAGATGGTTGGATTGTCTGATATGGCAGTTCCGAAACCTCGCAAATTCAGCGTGGACGAATGGAAAGAAAGGCTGAGGTCATGAAACAAATGCCATTTGTCCTTCTAGTTGTTGGTGCGGCCGCATTGCTTGGACTTAACCACGAGTACCAGGCAATCAAAGCACGA